TAAAAATGTAAAATTAGATGAAAAATTAATAAACATTTTAAATAAAATTGAATAATTATATAAATATACAAATATATAAAAACAAATAAATAAATTTACAAAAATGAATATATTACAAAAATTTTTAGATTTAACAGATTATACATATATATTAGGTGAAGAAGATCAATTATTAGATAGATTACCTGTAGGATTAAAAACTGATGAAATAGGAAACTATTTTATGGAAATAGGAGAAGGTAGTGAAAGTATGTTTTGTGCTCATTTAGATACTGCTGCTTTTTTTAAAGAAAAAGTAAATCATGTTGAATTTAAAACTAAAACAGGAGACCAAATGGTTATTGGTACTGATGGTAGTACAATATTAGGTGCTGATGATAAAGCTGGTGTAGTTATAATGATGATTATGATAGAAAAAAATATACCTGGTTTATATTATTTTTTCATTGGTGAAGAAAGTGGATTAGTAGGATCAAGAGGTATATTAGAACAAAATGGAAAATTTTTTAAAAAATATAAAAGATGTATATCTTTTGATAGAAAAGCTTATGGTTCAGTTATAACACGACAAATGGGTGGTGATTGTTGTTCAAATGAATTTGCTAATGCATTAATTGCTGAATTCAAAAAAAGTGGTATGAATTTTCATATTGATACTGGTGGTGTTTATACTGATTCTGCTGCTTTTATTGATGTTATATCTGAATGTACTAATTTATCTGTTGGTTATTTTCATGAACATAGTGAACGTGAATGGCAAAATATTGCATATTTAGAAAAATTATCTGAATCTGCAACAAAAATAAATTGGGAATCTTTACCAACTACAAGAAAATTTTTAGAAAATGATTCACCTGATCCAGTTAGACTTTCAAAAAAAGAAACTGATTTAGATGATAAAGAATTAATAGAAATATTTTATGATCTAGATGAAGAATTAGAATCGAAATTAGGTCTTTTCTGTTTAAATTTTGAAAAATTTATGCCAGAAAAAGAAATGATATATATCGAATATGATAGAAAAGGAAAAAGAATACCTGTATATATTCATGAAGATGGTTCAATATCAATTGGTAAAGAATCACACGAAACACTTAAAGATTTAAAAGATACTATAAAATTATATTATGGTGATGACGAAGATGATGATTTAGGTACAGAAATTATTAATGGTAATTTTAATAATGATGAAGATAATACAAATGAACCTACTATGGATGAACTAAGTAATTCTTTTATAGAAAATGTTGATATTGAAGATTTCTTTGTACAAGTTGCTGATATTGCACATCATAAGGATTCTAATATCATAACTGCTGGTGATATAGATAATGTCCTTAGACAATACAATGTTGAAATAGATTCATTAATAATGTGGTTATATAAACATCATAATGATCCAAGCGAAACATCAGGACTTATTTGGAATAATGATCTTAATCATTTTGAATATGAAATATAAAAAGTTTAAATATAAAAAAAGGAACCAAATTAATTTGGTTCCTTTTTTTGTGCTTTATATTTTAATTAAAATTATTTACAATTTATTATTTTAATTTATTATTGATTTCTACAATTTTCTTTTGTAGTTCAGCAGCTTTTAAATATTCTTCTTCTTCAACATATTCCATCATTTTATTATTAAGAACTTTTATTTTTATTCCTAAATAATTTTCATTTGAAGAATTGTAATATCTAATTAATTTATAAAATGATTCTTTAAAATTTTCAGTTATTTCATCTATATAATTATCATAATTACTTTCACTACCAATAAAATTTATTAAAATTTCTTTTATTTCATTGCTTTGATTTAATTTAATATCATCTACACCATCATAAACTTGATATAATTCATTTATCATTAAATGAAATGTTGTATTACTAATTTCAATTTTCGGTATATTATCCATATTCATAATTTCATCCTGAATATTAGGCATATTATCAGAATCACTATGTGTTGGTATTCCACTTGTCATTAATTTCATCAATTTATCATTTTTACCTGAGTAAAAAATAAGATTACTGAAATATATAAAAACTGGATTATCATCAACTACTAATTTTTCTTTACCACTTAAACCTATTAAACTTAGATATCCGAACACTGTTTTATTAAGTCTTTTTATTGTTTCTTCTTTCATATTTATTAATTTAATATTATATAATACAAATATAGTAAAAATGTATTAAAAATAAAAATATTTTATAATATATATATAAGAAAATATCTTATTAGTTTAGTTGAAAAATGGATTAAAAGATTTAATATATAAAATAAATGTATAGATTATAAAAAATAAATCGTAAATAAAATGCCAATATTAGAAAAAGACTTAGGAAAATACAAAAGACCAACAATTTACATAGAAGAAACAGACAATTCTATTGTAGATACACCTGCACAAAATACATTGATTAATCTAATACCTGGTTTTTCTAAAAAAGGTCCTTATAACAGACCTGTATATATCGATAATAAGATAGATTTTAGAAAAGTTTTTGGTAACTTAGATAAACAATTAGAAAATAAAGGATCATATTTTCATAGAACATCTGAAAAGATGTTAGAAAGTGGTCCAATTTGGGCATTAAACTTATTATCAACAATCCCAAATAGAGACATATTAAATTATGTATCTGTTTCAACAACGTCTGGATATGAAAACTCTGATTTTACAAATCAATATACTGCTGATTATGAAAGATTTTTCAACAGACAAGATTTTTGGATTAGAGATGAAGAATCATTTTTAGATGTAGTAAATGATCCAACAATAGACAATGAAAGATTATTACATTTTTCAAATATGGGTGATAAAACAATAACTACATTTATTTGGAAATCTGATGTAACAGGTTTTGATGTAACAGCATCACAATGGTATGGAGGAGATATAGAAGTTCCTACTTATATTAATCCAAAATCATTAATATCTGATTATTTAGTTACTGTTTTAATATTAGCAGGAGATTGGACAGATTATAAAGCATTAAGTGTAGATACAACTTGGTCAAGTTATTTTGGTCTTGATGGTCTTGATATAAATTCTGTACAAGATTTTGTAAATGAAAATGGAGTTACTACTTTAGGTAGTTATGATGTTTCTTTAATTCCTAATTTTAAAGACTTAAATGATTATGATATGTATATTGAAAATGTTATCAATAACAACACAGATAAAACAAGTTTATTTTGTACATATAATCAAGATTTATTATTAGATAATGATTATTTATCTGATTTAATTGATTTAGTTGGTAATACAATAGTTGGTATAGATACAGAAGAAATTAACTTTTTATCATATAGTCAAGCAATAAAAGAAACAATAGAATATCCATTAGTTAGCCTTGATTCACCAAATAATGTTTTTGGAACAGGTGCAATTGGTGGATTAACATACGCATGGAATAACTGGACAACAACAGGTATTCAATTTAGTGGTTTCAATGATACAACAATGAATGCTGAATTTACATTGTCATCAGCTAAATATATTATTAATGGTGTACAATATGATTTAGCATCAGGTACTACTACATCTATAACAGAAGTAACAGATAATTATAAAAGACTTGATGTAATTTATTTAGATTCTGATGGTATACATACAATGAATGGTGTAGAAGTTTCAACAGGATCAACTATTTCTCCAAGAGAAATTACTTTTACTAATGAAAATACTATTATATTAATGACATTAGAAGTTACTAATATTGGTGGTACTTATACAACTACACCAACATATATAACAATTAATAATACTACTGGATTTGTTGCACCAAGAATTACAGGTTTAAATGTATCAGGAGCTACAAATTATGTAGAAATTGAATTTCTTAATACATCAGGTTCAACAATTAAAAATAGTGAATATGTTAAATTAAGATTAAATAAAATCTATACTGAAATGGTAACACAATTATCATTAAATAAAGGTGTTATTATAAGTACAATTAATATTAAAACACCAATAATTGATCCATCAGCATTTGGTTATACAACTACAACAAATTCAAAAATTTGGATTTATTTAGATACACCAAGTGAATATGTAAGTAGTACAAATTTCTTATTATATTATATTGATAAAGAATTCAAATTATCATCTGCAGTAACAACAGTTACTACATCAGATTCAACATCAGCAACAAGTAATGTAGCAATTTATTCAGATTTCTATAAAGATTTTATTAATGGTGAAATTAATAATGGTGATTATGTTTTAGTAGGAACTGAAAAAGTTCATCTTACAATGTTTGTAGATAATGACGGATTATTAACATTAACATTTGAAACTGAAATTAATGGTTCAAGTGGATTAATAACTGTAGAAGAAGGAGAAACACAAGTATACCCAAGTGGTGTTCATACTGATATTGGAAATTGGAAACAAACATTAGAAATTGAAGGTGTTGCCAATATTACAGATTTTACTAATACAGTAGCAATTAAAGTAAATAAAGATAGATATTCAGAAATAATAAGAGGATATTATTTAGAAGCTTATTATGATGAAACTTATTATGAAGGTGAAGGTTTAGCTAAAGGTGATAAAACACCAAGAAAATTGACAAGAATTATTGATATTAAAAATGATACATCAGATACATCATTAAAAATTTTATATACTGATGCACCAATAAAAATGACACAAATAGTAATAAGTGGAGGAACAGATGAATATTATACAACTGCTTATCCTGCTGTATATAAATATGCAACTACATTGAAAGGTATATCACTTAAACCATTTATATTACATACTGATTCAATTCCAAATAAAACTGAAACAAGATTAAATAGTATTCTTAATGTTTTATCAATAAATACACCAATTTATAAAGGTCTTATAAATAAAAATAAAATATCTTGGAGATATTTAGTTGACACATTTGGATTAGGTTTAGCTGAAAATTCTAAACAACAATATGTAGATTTATGTGGTAAAAAATTAAGCTGTATTGGTTTTATTAATATGCCAAGTGCTAAATCATTTAAGAAATCATCAAATCCAAGTTTTACTAATGATGATGGTTCATTAAATATAACATATATTAAAGAAGGAGCAAATCAAGATAAAAATCCTGATTTCTTATATTCATTTGGTACTGGTACAGGTAGATCAACTGTAGGTTATTTCTTTCCATATGTTAAATCAACATATGATGGAATATCAAGTATGGTTCCACCAGCAGCAACAGAAGCTACATCATATATGAGAAAATTTACAACATCAACAGCAGGAGTTCAACCTTGGACAATTGCAGCAGGTGTTAATGATGGAAGATTACCAGATATTTCTGGAACTGAAATGGATTTTACAGATGATGATTTAAATGATTTTTCTGATATGGGAGCTAACCCAATCGTATTTATTAGAAACGTAGGTTATATCCAAAATGATGAAAACACTGCACAAGTATTTCCTATATCATCATTAAGTTATTTACATTCAAGAGAAGTTCTTATTGAATTAGAACAAGAACTTTATAATATGTTATTAAGATATCAGTGGAAATTTAATACACCATCTATTAGATCAGAAATTAAATATAGAGCTGATAGAATTTGTCAAAGATATCTTGATTCAAGTGCATTATATGCATACAAGAACATAATTGATACATCAAATAATACACCATATATTATCGATTTACAAGGTGGTGTTTTAGATACTCATGTTGAAATAGTGAAGGGAATGGGATGGATTGTTAATAATATTACAATTGAAAAAACAGGCACTATTAACTCGACTGGTTTCCAACAGTAATCAATACACATTAATAAAAAACCCACTGAATACATATTCAGTGGGTTTTTTATTAAACTATTTTTAATTTATATATATAAGTATTAAAAACACCTAAATATATAAAAATGAAAGATATTCTTTATAAAGATGATCCATCTGGGAAATATTCAAAAGAAATTCATTTGAAGAAAAACCATATTGATTTATATGATAATATATTATTATATTCAGAAAATAATAATATAAAAGATATTCCTTTTAAGGAAAAAGTTTATTGTTATAAATACAATATGGTACCACCACATTGTAATAACCCAAAATGTAATAATAAGGTTAAATTTAAAAATTCTACAATAGGTTATAAGACATACTGTTCAACTAAATGCACTAGTTCTGATCCAAATATTAAAGAAATAAAAAAACAAAAGTCATTGGAAAAATTTGGTACAAAAACACCATCAGAATCTAAAATAATAAAAGAAAAAATTAAAAGTACAAATTTGGAAAGATATGGTTTTGTGTGTTCATTACAAAATGAAGATATTCAAAAGAAATCAAAAGATACATTATTTAAAAATTATGGTGTTATTAATCCATTGAAATCTAAAGTTATCAAAGAGAGAAAAAATAAAAATTTTGATGTAGTAAAATGGAGAAAAAATTTTGAAAAAACAATGTTATCTAAATATGGTGTAAAAAATGCATTACAATCAGATAAAATAAATAAAAAAATGAAAAACACAAATTTAGAAAAATACGGTGAATATAATGTAAATAAAGTAGAAAAATTTATTGAAAAACGAATTAATTCCAAAAGAAAAAAATGGAAAAACGAATTATTAGAAAAAGATAATATAACAGATATCGATTTAGTAAATAAAGAATATATAATGAAATGTGATTGTGGGAAAGATCATGAATTTAATATATCATTTTCTCTATATAAAAGTAGGAAACAATTTACATCAAAATATTGTACTATTTGTTTTCCTCCATATAAGAATAATATATCACAGTTAGAAATAGAATTATTTGAATTTATACAAGAAAAATATAATAATGAAATAATACTAAATTCTAAAAGTATTGTATCACCATACGAATTAGATATTTACTTACCTGAATTAAAATTAGCATTTGAATTTAATGGTGTCTATTGGCACAATGAACTACATAAAGATAAAAATTACCATAAAATGAAAACAGATTTATGTTTAGAAAAAGATATACAACTCATTCATATATGGGAAGATAATTGGATAGATAAACAGAATATTATTAAATCAATGATATTAAATAAGTTAAAGAAAAACACAAATAGGATTTATGGTAGAAAAACAGAAGTAAGAGAAATAACCGATAATAAATTAGTTAGAAGTTTTTTAGATAAAAACCATATTCAAGGATTTGTTGGGGCAAAAGTTAAATTAGGTTTATTCTTTGAAGATGAATTAGTTAGTTTAATGACTTTTGGTGGACTAAGAAATAATATGAATTCAAAATCAAAAACAAAAAATGATTTTGAAATGTTAAGGTTTTGTAATAAATTAAACACAAATGTTATTGGTGGCGCAAGTAAATTATTTAAATATTTTATTAAAAATTATAACCCAGAAAGTGTTGTTAGTTATGCAGACCGTTCATATAGTAATGGTAATTTATATAAACAATTAGGTTTTGAATTAAGTCATATTACTAAACCAAATTATTATTACGTTGTTAATGATAAAAGAAAATATAGATTTGGTTTTAGAAAGGATTTATTAATCAAAGAAGGATATGACCCAAATAAATCTGAACATGAAATTATGCTAGAACGAAAAATTTATAGAATTTATAATTCAGGAAATTATAAATTTGTATATAATAAAAAACCTTACTAATAGTAAGGTTTTATAATTTTATTTTAATTTTGTCCAAACTGTTTTTTGTGTACTTGTAGCTAATTTTTTACCACATCTTTTACAAACCTTATCTTTATATTCACATGGACTTGACATTTTACCTGCTTCAAAATAACTATCAATAACTATCTTAGTTTCTATATGTGGACATACTTTTTGTAAATCTTTTTTTAATTTACTAATTTTAGTTTCCATACTAGAAATAACTTTATAGTTTTCCTTAATCTTTATATTCTTTGCTTTACGCAATTCTCTAATTTGTTTTTCTATTTCTTCCATCATAACATTTATAGTATTAATTGATACTAATACAAAGATAAAAAAAATAAGTGAATTAAAAAAATTATATATAATAAAAAATGATTTTATGTATTTAATATATAATATTAAATGTATAAAAAAATTAGAATAAAAGATTTTTATATATAATAAAAAAAATAATAATGTAATTATGCCATTACCACATTTTACAAATATATCAAGTCATAATGAAAATTGGGAACCAGTTTTCAAGAACTTATTTGAGGTAGAAATGTTTTTACCTGATACAATTAGCGATAAACATCCAAATGCTCCCGAGCTATTATTGGAGAATGCTAAAAACATTCAATTACCAACATATCCTACTTTAGCAACAGTTGATCAAAGATATAAATATTCTACTAGATTATTTGTTGGTTTTCCTGATAGTACATCTATAACTGATTTAACAATTGGTTTTAATGTAAATCAAAATGATAATAAACAAATGTTTACATTTAGAATTATTAAAGATTGGTATGATTTAGTATGGAATAATGAAGATGGTTCATCTAATTATAAAAAAAATGTATTAGGTGAAATCGTACTTTATCAACATGATAGAGAAGGTGAAATCATAAGAAGAATTACATATCATAATTGTCAAATTATAAATTTTGATATTGGAAATGATTTAATTTGGGGTGGTGGAGCTGAGATTCATGAATTAAGTGCAACATTTGCATGTGATTGGTGGGAGGACTACTATTTCTAACTAGTTGATAATCAGATAGTTATAAAAAACTAAAATATACATATTATAACCCCTTAAAAATAAGGGGTTTATTTTTGATAAAAAGTGGATTAGTGGGAAGATTAATACAAAAAAACCAAACTTTTTTATTTTTTCAACGTATAATAAAGTATGGAAAAAATATGTAGTAAATGTAAAGACGAAAAAGATATTTCTTGTTTTGCTAAGAAATACAAAACATCAGATGGAACACAAAAATATTCATCTATATGTAAGGAATGTGTCAATATAAAAGATGCAGAAAGAAGAGAATCTAAAGAATATAAAGAAAAGAAAAAAGAATATGATAATTCATATTATGAACAAAACCAAGAAAAAATATTAGAAAGAAAAGTAGAGTATCATATTGAAAATAGGGAAACTATATTAGAATATAAAAAAGAATATAGAATAGAAAATGATGATAAGATAAAAGTGTATTTTAGTAAAAATAAGCACAAAGTAAGAGAAGCACAACAAAGATATAGAAAAAGGTATCCACATATAATAGCATGGAGAAGGATGTTATATAGAACATTATATTATTTAGAAACAGAAAAAGATGGTGATACAAAAGAAATGATGGGTTATAGCGCAGTTCAATTGAAACATCATATTGAGAAACAATTTTTAGAAGGTATGTCTTGGGGAAATTACGGTGATTGGGAAATTGATCATATTAAACCATTAACAAAATTTGATGAATCTTCTGATGTTAGTGAAGTGAATGCGTTATCTAATTTACAACCATTATGGAAAGATGATAATAGAGAAAAGTATAATAATTATTTAGAATAAATTTCATAATTAAAATTTAATATATAATAATAGTTTTTTATTAATTAATATTCAATTTAATCAACACAAGTAAACTTTTTTATCGAAAATTACACAATAAGACCAAGTATATATTATATATATTTACAAAAAACAATAATACACATATGTCAAATAAAAAAGACGAAGAAAAAAACAAAGAGTATTTAGAACATCTTTTACAATCAGATGAATCAAAATTTGAACAACCAAAAATACCATTTAGTGATGATGGAGTTATATCTAATAAAGGTGGAATTGAAGATGTAGAATATTCTAATATTAATTTAGATATTTTACCAGCAGGTAGATATTATCAAACAGGTACAAAAATTAGTATTAGAGCAGCAAAAGTAAGTGAAATTCAAGCTTATTCAATGGTTGATGATAATAATTTTGTAGATATAACAGAAAAGATGAATGAAATGTTATCAAGAAATATTATTTTCATACATCCAAATGGTGAAAAAGGTAGTTATAAAGATATTAAAGATGCTGATAGAGTTTTTTTAATTTTTATGATTAGAGAAATAACATTTCAAGGTGGTAATACACTAACAAGAGAAGTTAGTTGTAAAAAATGTTCAAATGATTTTACTATTCCATTTAGATCAACACCTAATAATGAATCACCAGCTACATTTGAATTACATGAACAAAATGAAAATATTATTGAATTTTTTCAAAAAGACATTAAAGTTTATGAATTAATTTATAAAGATGTATCATGGAAACTTGCACCACCTACAATTGGTGTACAAGAAGATTTTTATGCTGAAATTAAAAGAAATGTACAAGCTGATAAAAAACCAAATGTTGCATTTATGAAAGTTATGCCATTTTTATTATATGACAGAAATTCAGCAACAGAAGAAGAAATTAAAGAAAAATTCAAAGAATTTACTAATATGGATGATTCTATTTTATTTGAAGGATTAAATGAAACAATTGATAATATGACAGTAGGTATCAAAGGATTAAAATCTAAATGTCCTGAGTGTGGCGAGGAGGTCCACACTGATCTAACGTTTCCCAGCGGTGCATCTACTTTATTCAAACACGCAAATATCATGGGTCATTTTAGAACAAAAAATTAATGAAATAAATGCTAGAATTTTTTCTTTATTTCAAACAGGAATTGAAGATATACTTAGAAATAAGTTTGAATGGATGGATCAAAAAGGAATATCTACTGATGTAATTAATGATTGGTACTATTGGGAATATGAACAATTTATCAAATTATTAAATGATAAAAATAAAGAAGAAACAGAACAAAGAAAAAAACAAGATGAAGAACAAAATGCTAAATATAGTGGTTTTAATCCAGCAAAAATGATGGGAGGTTTTAATCCAGGTAAAATGATGGGTGGTAGCAATTCAGCATTTCCAAGAATATAGAAGGTTATAATTATAACCTTCTTTTTTTATATATACATATATGAAAAAAGTTAAACCATATAAATTATTCAATGAATCTTTGAAAGATAAGATGAAAGGTAAGTCAGAAGAAGAATTAAAAAATTTAATGGGTGAAAAAAAATATAATAATTGGAAAAAATTAAATAGTATAAGAGATAGTATAGAGGAACCACTATATTTAATGAATACAACTACCATCAATAATATGTTAAAAATTGAAACAGATTTTAATAGATTTAAAATAAAAATTGAAAATAATAAATGGTTATTAGATTATATTAATCATAAAAATCAAAGTTGTATTTTATATTATAATACTTGGAATGAAGTTTTAAAAAAATGTAAAGAAATAGCTAAAAATGATATCAATTCTGTTTTATTAGAAAAACAAAAAGAAATTGATTTAATATTATCTGAAATGGATGATATGAAAAAAGATTTATTAAAACTTAATTAAAATAAAATAACATATATGAAAATTATTGAAACATATAAATTATTTAATGAATCATTAAAAAGTAAACTGAAAGGTCCATCAGAAGATGATTTAAAAAATAAAATAGGTGAAGAAAAATATTATATTTGGAAAACATTTACTGATGCAATAAATAGTTTTGATGAACCATTTGAAGTGACTATGCCAAATGGATTAAATAGGTTTTATGATTATAGTAAATCATTTGAAGTACGATTTTGGTGGGTACGTTTTGAATTATCTTATTATGATAAACAATGGACTTGTAATTGTAGTTATAGTGGTCATAAAGAAGTTAATACTTCTGATAATTGGGATGAAATTTTTAATAAAATAAAAATTTTTATTAAAAATTCATTTGATGAAGAATCAAAAATACTAAAGAAAGAAATTAAAAGGTATCAAAATAATCTTAATGATATGGAAAAAGATTTATTGAAACTTAATTAAAATAAATAATAATAAAAATGAAAAATTCTATTCACTTTTTTGACTTAGATGGAACACTATGGACAGTTAATACACAAGCTTGGATAATAAAAAAAGATCAACCAAGTAAACCAATAATTAAATTAAAAGAAAGTGAGCTACAGTTAATATTAGCTGGTGTTTATAAAGAAGATGATATATCTATTGTATATAATGATAATACTTATTGGATCAGTGAAAAAACATTTGATAGAATTAAAACAAGATTTCCAAATATAGAAATAGAAGAATTAGGATTATCTTTAATAGAAAAAACATCACCTAAATATTTCGAAAATCTTAAAATTTATAAAGATAATTTGAGACACTTAATAGAGACAGATGATTATGATTTTGGTATTATATCAGCAAGATATAGTGAAGAAAATGATAAAAAATTATTAGCTACATTAAAAAATGAATTGAAACAAATAGGAATAGAAATCAATAAATTTTATTATGTTGGAGATTATTATCAATCAAGAATAAGAACTAATGTTAATATAAGGAAAATAAATGTATTATTAGAACATCTGGTGGGCTTTCATATAGATGATGATAAGTTCGTTCCAATTAAACAAGACCTCTATAAAGACGTTTATTTCTATGATGATGAACCTAGTAATATACATTTTGCAAATAAAATACAAAATATGTTAAATGGTTATCTTGAAAATACTGATGAAGAAGTATATGATAGGATATTAAGAAATATAAAAGAAAAGAAACCTATATTGCATAATAATCTTATTACTAATAACAATCTTAATAGATTTAAAACAACTGATATTAAACTAAATGAACCAATTAAATTTCAAGTTAAATTAGATGAAAGTATTAAATTAGATAGATTTAATAATTTTAAATTAAAAAAATAATATATAATAAAAAATATATTAACTATGAAACATATTAAACAATTTAAAATATTTAATGAAGCAAAAGAAGAATTAAATATGAATTTTATGCATCTTAGGAAATTAACTGAAAAGAGTAAAATGGGATTTGGTAAATTTCATGACTATAGAGTAGGTGAACTCTTTATAAAAAAAGAATATGATTATCTACGTTGGTGTTATTATAATTTAGGTATGATTTCATTCATGGATAATGTTTTAGATAAATTAGAAATATCAGAAGAAGATAGAATAGAAAAACCTGGTAAAAACCCAGAATTGGGTATCACAGTAAAAGAAAAATTAAAAAACAAAAGAAAAATTGAAAAAACTTCTGATGGTAAATATGATGAAGAGTCAAATATGGATTATATAAAAAGAAAAGCACACCAAGAAAAAGAAAATAGAATAACTCATAGCAATAAACAAAAAGGGTATGGTATAAAATTTAACAATAAATCTTATTTACGTGATCAAAATAGAGCATTTTTTTAATAAAGAAATATATTTAATATATAAAATAAAATAAAACTAATTATGAAACATATAAAACAATTTGAAAATTTTGATAAAGTAAATGAAGAAATTGGAGGTGGATCACACGCATCATACAATCCATCAGAAGCAAGAAAAATTAAAAGAGCATTGCGTAAAGATAAATTGATATTAACTTATATCCCACCTATGTATATTGGACATAAACATAGAATAGCATTATCAGATGATGAATATATATTAATGAATAAAAAAAGTGATTTATTAAAACAATATGATATCAGTACTGTAACTACTGGTTATGATGATCCAGATACTAAATATGTAAATAATTTATCAAAACCATATAAATTAATAGATGGTGAGTTGGAAGAATTACCAAAAGAAGAAGGTTGGACAACTAATGCATAATAATTAAAATATAATAATTATGAAAGATATAATATTATTTGAAAATTTCAATAGTCTTACTGATGATGAAATCTTTACAACATACAGAAAGAAAATAGAAGGGCATGGTGAAATAAAGGATGAATATTCTTATTCAAATATTAATGATGTAGATGAAATGTTTGGTATAATTGATAGTATAATTCATGGTAATTTTGTTATCCAAAAAATGAATGGATATAGTGATAAAGTTGATGATTCATTGGATAAAAGAATATTAGAAGATATTAATTTTATTAAATCTATTGATGGGTTATCTTTTGAAAAAGGTGAATTGAAAATAAATGGTATATCAAAAGAAGATGTAATTAAAGGTTATATAGAACATCGTAACAATTTTAATAATTAAAATAATTAAATATATGAAGAAGATTATAGGATACTATAATCTTTTTTTGTGCTTATGTGTATAATCATTAATTTATTATAGAAAACATAGTATAATATAATCTATATTCGTAAACTTTTACTTAATTTAAGTGAATAATAATAAAAAACAATATAATTTATAAATATGACAAATAGTTCAAAAATTATACCATTAATTGATGGAAATCAATTAGTATATGAAAATAATAATATTATTAATACGTTAAGATCAAATGGGAGAAGTAAACACCCAGAAGATATTAATTTATTAGAAATATTTTTAGAAAAATTTAATAAACAACCTAAACTTTTTAGATTTATATCAGAAGAAATTGGTTATTATGATTGGGTTAAATTAAGACAAAAATTAGCTAATTACTATAAAGGTTTTGAAATTATATACAGTGATACTTATTATGATGTATCTACAGATAAAATGATGAATAAACAAGAAACATGGATACTAAGAGATAATTTAATAGTACATATGGAAGGTGGAAAACCTGATGATTTTTATCTAATAGATTCTGATCTAAAAGATGTTGACGATTTATGTTCAATAAATTTATTTTTAATAGGTGATGGATTTAATGAAAAAGAAGATATTGTAAAAATATTCAAAAGTTGTCTTGTTGAAAGAACAGAAATTGTTTCAATTGGAATGGTATCATGGGAAGATGGTAATTTTTATGTAAAAGATTTTGATGTAATGAAAAAAACATTTGAACTTACATTATTAGATGAACATTACGGAGAAGGTTTTCAAGAATTTAATGATAAATTATTAACTAGATTAAACTCTAAAACTAAAGGATTAACTTTATTTCACGGAAAACCAGGTACAGGTAAATGTGTAAAAGGTGATACTAAAATAAAAATAAGAAATAAAAAAACAGGATTAATCGAAGAAATAAATATTAAAGATTTGATGTAGTTTTACCTTTTCCTGGTTATTGTTTTTAATATATAAGAATAAAACAATATATGAAAAAGAAACGGATTACTATGTATGATAATAAATATTGGATTGATAAAGGATATTCAAATGAAGAATCTTGTAAATTAATTGAGAAGGCTAAAAAAGAAAATAGTTGTTGGAATAA